GCGCATATCCGACAGCTCCAAGACGAGGCGAGAACCGAAGGCATCGAATCCTATCGCAAGGAAGGTTGGGAAATGACTAATCCGCCCTCCACTCCCTCTACCGACACACCGCCAGAGTTGTTTTGCCTCAGGTGCGGCTGGCCTCGTGACGACCATGATGGCACCACGCACGAATACGATAGCGACCTCGTAGGCGCACAAGCCTCCTATAACCTGATGAAGAAAATGAGCACTCTGCACGTTCCTGCACCTACCGACACACCGGACAGGACGACCGAGATGCTTCGAGCATACGGCAAGTTCACGCGCACTATTCGCAAGGCCATCAACAAGCGCGACTGGCCGATGGCGGATGCTGCGCTCATTTCCTTCGGCCACGATCTTTCGGAATTGCCGCCCGGCGATCTGAACGCGCCGAAAATTATCCAATCAGCGCCTACCGACACACCGGAACTGGAAAAGCTACTAAACATGTTGGAGATGTGCAGCGGGGTTCAAACTGAGGAAGAAGTCGATGCTTGGTGGGATACACGCTCAGCGATCGAAGATTTCGTGGCCTCCCTCCGTGCCGAAGTCGCGCGATTACAGGAGAAACAAAAGTGACAGAAAAGGGATTAGGGGTGAACCAAGAAGGGTCAACTACAAGTTCACAATCAAAAGCGTCTGAACCGCTTCCCCGCTGGGTATATCGGCTCAATGCGTTTGAGGAGGCTGTGCGGCACGTTGAATCCTGCGAGTGTGAGTCCATGCCCTGCCACCATGTCATTGACTGGAAGGCCGCGCGAGCCGCCTTGGTGACTGTCATCGGAGAGATGCAGAAAGATGTGCAAGGATGGACGAGGGAATGTTACAGGGCGTCGGCTAGAGCCGGTGCATTTCGCGGGTGCTGCGAGGTGGCTGATTCCGTCATTGATAACACCAACGCATCGGGGCAGTCGGCGGTCTGGCATGAGACGCGGGACTGGTATGTAAAAGCGCGTCAGAGCGCCAACGAACTTTACGCAGGGCCGCGCGATGATGTCTAAGAGTGCGTCCGTGGTTCCTGTTGTTGACCCGTTCTTGGTCCACCCCTAAAGAAGTTGCTCTTTTCGTGCGTCGTATCTCAGGCTACACCAGCGGGGGAGAAAAATGACAAAACCCATTGCCTTGAAGCTATCACTGTGCGATACTTGACCTTATACGCTACCTTCGGCCTCGTTGGCCGAGCCCAAAGGCACATCCGGCTGAATGGGTCAGAACCCCTTAAGTGATTCCTTGAGCCACACTATCACTGCTTTCGGTATCGGTGAATCTTCCGCAAGCCATCGGCGCACGGTGCGCTCGTCTCGGGCAAGCATCTTGGTTGCGAATGCCCTAGCTGATAGGCCCGAGCGTTTGATAGCATCACGTAGGAGCTCAATATCAGTCACGGGACAGCCTCTTAGCCTTTCGCGCCATCACGCGCTCCTTTTTGATCTGGGCAACGCGCATCATCGCGCCCAGGGTGTGGATGTGGGAGAAGGCGATTGGCCCGTAAGTCGTCCGCCTGCCCTTTTCTCTGGTGTAGATGCCCTCTGGTGCCAAGGTGACGATGATCGGGCCGTAGGAGCCGCCCTGAGCCTCGCGGCGTACCTTCCGTTGGAGTGTGGTCACGGCTCAAGCCCTCGCAACGATAGCCAACTCGCTCCTGTAGGAATGTCTGTCGAGCCACGTCCACATATCGGCGTGAGTCCTAAAGCCCTTCCAGAAGCCGCCGTTTGCGGTGCCGATGTTGTCGCTCACCGAGCAGATCCAGCGGGGGTAGAGGCAAGTCATTTCAATGGTGAGGGTTGCGGGGAGTTTGCGCGACATGGTTCAGCCCTCCACAGTGAGAGAGGAAGCACGGAGAAGTTCGGGAAGCGTTTGCGCCAAAACGCGATAGTTATGCGCTTGGCAATCAACGATTTCTTGGAACGCTACGTAGAACGGGCGTCCACGCTGGATGACAACACCCGCATGGAGTTCGGCGGCTTTCTTGGCTTGGGTGCGATTAGAGAAGGTCTTAGCGCAATGCCCGTATTTGGTATCCTTTCCCAAAACGCGGGTGCCATCGGTCAGACGTACTTCGATGAGTTCGTATTCGATGCGCGACATTGGTTAACGCCCTCCCTTGCGTGGCTGTTTCGCCAGGTCAAACAGCGAGATCGCGCCGGAATGGGCTCTATCCTCAATGCCCCACGCGGCCTGCTCGTATCCAGGCAGTCTACGAATGATGCCGGACTCAATCTTGTCAAGCGCTTGGCCGGCTGGAGTGTTCGTATAGTCGGGAACCTCGCAGGATTGGTATCTCAGGCAATGAACCGCCTTCAAAGCCTCAACCGCGGAAACCTTCGCCATCGGATCGTAGCGATAGCCCGAAACCTCCAAGCTCGAAGTCATCTCGTCATAGCGGCAATCCACCGAGGCAGCGTTGCCATTAGCCAAGAGCGTGAAGAGCTCGCCGCCGCTCATGTGAAGGTCAACCCGCACATTGATCGCGTTCACAACGCAGGAAATGTGGGTCTGGGTGCAGAGGAAAGCAGACATTTTGACTCCTTTTCATTGCCGGGCTTTATTGCCCTGACAAGATGTAATATAGGGCATATGGCCTAATGCACAATACCCAATCTAAAACTCGTCAATCAACTGTTTCCGCTGAAACATCGGTTAAATCTTCGGCTCCGCTTATTCCGCAACCTCACGGTGGGGCGCTCAGTGCTGGCAATCCAGGCAACAAAGGCGGTGGACGCCCTCCAGCGGCATTTAAAGCCTTTCTAGCGCAGCTCAGGGCTGATCCTAAAGCGCAAGAGGCTTTCGAGGCGGCTGCACACGACGCAACGTCACGTAACTTTAGTGCAGCGTGGAAAATCGCCGCTGAGTACGACGACGACAAGCCCGCCGAGAAGCACGCGATCGCAGGAAAGGTAGAGGTGACTGTTCGTATACAGCGGGAAGGAAGGCGGTTGACGAACTCATGAGTACTGGAAGGCGGATAGTCCAGAGCATCGCCCGTGCTGACTTTGATCGTCTTGTTGCAGCTGGGGTGAAGTGGCCTGAGGCGATGACAGAAGAGGATTACTTCGCCCGATTGTTCGCTCCTGCTGGCGCCTTCGGCGCCAGTGATAGCCCCGACAAGCTCAACAGTATACCAGAAAACGCGACAAAGTATCCCGCTTCTGGACGATATACCCCGGAATGAGTGCCACCATCGCGCCAACAGTAGCCGAAGGCGAGCTCGTACTACCTGAGCCCGTAGCCCAGCAACTCATCTGGTTGGACTCGCCCGCTCTACGCAAAGTGCTGCGCGTTGGCCGGCGTGGTATGAAGACCCGTTTTGCGTTCATCGCCTCACTCTTGGGTCACGGCCCCGGATGGGAAGATGGCACGCCACAGATGAAAGGGGTGTTAGCCGGGGGCGATGTCGTCTGGATCGCGCAGAACTACCCCAACCTAGCCACGGTCCTTTGGCGTGAGGAGATCATACCACGGATGGGGCATTTGCCGTGGATTGACCTGAACACCGTGCGCCACGATGTCGAGATACCAGGAGTCGGGGCGCTCATGCTCCGATCGGGAGACCGTGAAGCCATCGACTCAATCCGCGGTATCGGGAAACGGCTCTTTGGTGTCATCGTCGATGAAGCGGCTTGGCTCGACTTACGCGGTGCGCTCCAAGATGTCATCATACCAGCCCTGCTCGATAACGATGGGTGGCTAATCATCATGTCCACGACCAACGCTGGCCCGGATGGTGGTTACGACGATACCGGGGCACCACAAGTCCCGAGCTATTTCAACTTGCTCTGCAAAGAGATACAGGCGAAGACGCGAAGCGTGGAGTGGGTGGAGTTCACGGGTACAGCGTTCGATAACCCGACCCTCTCACCCAAGGCGATCCAGGACCTGATCGACGAGTACCCGCCGGATAGCCCGAAGTTGATGCAAGAGGTCTACGCTGCTCTCCTCGAAACGGGCGTAGGTCTAGCACTTCCGGGTCTGTCAGAAGCCACGCACATGGTCAAAGCCTTTCAGCCTCCAGATCATTGGCACCGCTGGTACTCCTTCGATTGGGGCTACCACCACCCGTGGGCTTTTGGCTCCTACACGATCGACGAGGACGGACAGGTCTATATGTGCGATGGCGTTACCGGACGAATGGACTTGCCCGAACAGATCGACGAAAAGCTACGGAAAGCTGGTGTCGATCCACGTTATAACGTCTTCGCCGGTCCCGATGTCTGGCGTACTCGGGTGAGTGAGAAGGGGAAGATCATGGGCCAGTTCGAGGGGCCGACTGTGGCTGAGCGATTGCAGCAGTTGGGTTGGAAACTGGTGCCAGCCGCTGATGCGAGAGTCGCAGGCTTGAACAACCTACGTCGCTACACGTTCATCGACCCGATCAAACAGAATCGCCCACGCTTCTTGTGGATGGATACGCCGAATAATAAGGCGTGCCTCGCACAAGCAGCACGTATGCCGCTCGATCCGAAGAACCCTGAGGATGCGTTGAAGGTGAACGCTGACGCAGCGGGTAGAGGTGGAGATGACCTTTGGGACAGTTTGAGGTATGGTTTAATGGCCCGTCCACTGCTATCTTTGGCGCCACCCGCTCAAGATGAGGAAGGGAAAGCTATGCCGTATGATTTCGACAAGAAGCAACAGCGGAAGCGCGAGACGGGGGACGAAGCGTTGGCGAAGCTGATTGGCGTCCCGCAGTCGCTTGTTGCTGGCCGTTACCGCGTGCCGGTGCGTCGCGGATGACCACAGGCAACGGCAAGATACTCTCACTGAGTGAGCAGGCGGGGAAGTTGGACTCGCATGGCCGACGCTTGAAGCACAGCGCCACGATCCAAGAGGTTCATGACATTGCGATCGAGGAGTCTGTCAAGGTGAACGAATGGTATTGCGAACAACTGCCCGCGTTCGTCGCGAATATGATTGTCGATGGTCTAATCGCTCACGGATTGATTCCCGACCCCAAAGCCCTAGCCGCACCCGATGACAAAGCATAATTATCCCGACTTTTGGGATTGGACGGTCCCCGAACCGAATACCGGCTGCCTCCTCTGGCTAGGCCCCGGACAAGGCAACGGCTACGGCTCCTATCGCCAGCGACAGGCGCATCGCGTAGCGTGGGAGTTGACCCATGGGCCGATTCCGAAAGGGAGCAGACGCCACGACTTCTGTGTGTGCCACACCTGTGATGTCCGAGCGTGCGTTAACCCTGAGCATCTATTTCTCGGTTCGCAAACGGATAACATTGCCGACGCTACTCGCAAGAGACGCATGAAGGGCGGCAACCGCGATAAGACGCATTGCCCACAAGGCCATCCCTATGATGAGGCGAACACCCATCGGCCACCGAGTGGTGGGCGGCAATGTCGTGCATGTCACCGCGCCAACGTGCTCAAGCATTATTACGCAGCGAAGGCACTCGCATGAGCCTTCCGTGGGTACCGCGTGAGGCTTTGGCTGCGCTGGATGCGGCATGGCGGACCATCCACGCTAGCGATGTGGAGCGTTTCAATGCCTTGCTAGACAAGTATCACGCTCTAAAACTCCAAGGCGCAGAAGCCCCACCACCAGTCGTGCAGGTCACGCCCCGACAGCTTCAGCCTATCGAGCCCGAAGAGGAAGAGCTGAAAGCCTTAGTCGCGGATCATGCTGGTGACGATTTACGGAAGCGGGCGATCATGCTCAGGCAGTTGAAGCGTGACCGGCTTGATGGGGTCTCAGTCGAAGAGATACGGCGTCAGATTGAGAACGGCATCCAAGCCGAAGGCGTACCCTCGTGAAGATTTCTGAGGTGGATGGGAAGATGCGCGTTTGCCTACGCCCCGATATTTACGAGGGCTACGCGCCCTACCCATGGATGCGTCGTGAGTTCGGCACGCTGACGAGCGGGCGAGTTCTGTCTTCGGGGCCGCCATATGAGGAGGGGCTATTCGTTCGCGTCAAGTGGGACGGATTCCCAACCCCAGAGAGTTGGCATCTTGAAGATTTAGTTCCCGCTCTATCACAACAGGCCGGGTCTCGAAAGGCTAACTGACAAGTCCCTCCAAACCCGCTGGCACTCAACTACTTACGGGCTTACCCCAAGCCCTAGCTTCGCTACCGATAGACTCAAAGCTCAAAGCCACCTCTGGTGATCGTGGCGAGAATATCGGTCCTACAAACGGCACGCTCCAAACCCAGATAGGGAGCGCCTACACGAACGGCACTGAACCACAAGGCCAGCCCGATGAATACGCAGGCATGGGGCCGTGGCTCGAAGACGACGACAAGACAGTATTCGATTCCGTTCACGCGATGGTGTTGAGGCAAGAGATCATAGCCCTGAACCAACTCGCGCAGGACACGCACTGGATCTACGTAAAGCTGGGGTATCCGTGGTCCACGCTCACGAAAAAGCCCGGCATCGACCGCTACGAGCAGTCCCTTCCCTACGGTTCGAGCGGTGTCACGATCCAGGCCGTTCCAAACAAAGCGTGGGACTTAATCAACAAGACGACCGAAGCGCTGCTCGTTGACTTCCCACAGATCGAGGCCGAGCCGGGGGACGATGGCGAGAGAGCGACAGCAGCATCCGACTACATCACCCGATTCCTCAAGCAGAACGCTTCTGAGCAGGGAACGAATGACGTAGTGCTCTGGAATGATCGGGTTGCCCGTAGCTTGACCTGTGCTTCCAGCTTCCTGGAGTGCTGGACTGATCCTACAGGCGGTGGTTACATCCCGCTCCAAATCCCGGCACACCCGCAGGCTGAGTCCCCGATGCAGCCAATGATCGGGCCGGACGGGATGCCCACGGTCTCCCCGGTCTTGAGGTACGTCACGAGTGTGGGGCCTGATGGTCAGCCTACCGAGCAGAGCCAATTCACGGAAGATGCTACGAAAGCCGCTCCGCAGTGGCAGCCCAAGCTCATGGCTCAGAAGTGGCAAAACGAGCACATCCGCATCTACCCGGAATCGAAGACACTGGATCAGGCTGAGAAAGTAATCATCCTGGGCTACTGCACGTTGGGTGAAGCGAAACGCAGATGGCCCACAGTCGCCGAGATGTCGGACGACGAACTGTCCAAGCTCTCAGACTGGACCCCACCTCGATACCCTGCACTTCTGCCCTTCTATTTGAGAGCAAGGTGGAAGCTGACCGATGGGCGGGACAAGGTGAAGCAAGGCTCGTCAGATGAGCGGGTCATGTTCTACTACCACCCGTTTATCAAAGCCTGCCCCGACTACAAGAAGGGCGCTGATATCGTTGTCACTGGAGCCTTCCAAGGCCGCATCATCGACAAGGGCTTCCTGTCTACCGAAGTCGAAGTGCCGGCTGACCCGACGACCGACCAAGGCCAGCCAACGGGAGAGACCAAGAACCAGAAGGAAACGCGGTGCATGGAGATCCCGGTCGTCCAGATAACCCCAAGAGGCGATCCCGACGAACAGTCACCACGAGGCCGAGCGTATATCGAGCTATTCGCTGGCGCAGTCGAGAGCAACGCGCACCTGGCTTTGAGTGCCGCGGAGGTCATCGACAAAAACCTGCATCTGGAAGGTTACAGCGCGAGCACGAGTCCTGTCTCCGGCCAGCAACGCGAAGATTCAAGAGCCACGGGCGACCTAATCCCTCTAGTACGCGCTGAAGACAAGCCGACGTGGGGAGAGCCCGTCCAGTTCGAGTCCAATTTCTTCCGGCTCTACGAACTGAGTGATGAGGCAATCAACTCTATCTCGTCGTCAGAACGTGCGGCGACTGGACAGGACAATGCTCCCGAGCGAAGCGGGAAGGCGATAGCTCTAGCGACCTCCAACAACAACGTCTCGCTTGGCGGGATGAACAACGCGATAAATAACGCCTATTGCCGTTGGGCGCGTATCAAGGTCGAGCAGGCGATGTCCAAATTCACGACCGCGCAACAGGTGAATTACGTCGGTGACGACGGGATATTCAAGCAGCAGGACGTGACGAGCGTTGACTTCGCGCTGGTCGGGAAGATGACGATAAAGACGGGGACTGGAACCGTCACATCGCCCCAGCAGAAGTTGCAGGATTTGGCGGGTCTTACTCAGGGCGGGATGCTCAGCCAAGACGAGGCAGCCGAAGCGGCCAGACCCGCGTTCTCGCAACGGCTTGGTCTTCCGGCCTCAGCACACGAACAGCGTATCGAGCGACAGATAACGGCATTCTTGAAGGGTGTACCAAGCCCGGACTGGATCACGCAATGGCAGCAGTACACAGCGGCCAAGCAAGCCTACGACGCACAGCAGCAACAACTTGCAGCAGAACAACAGCAAGCGGCACTAGCGGCCCCCGGCCAGCAAGCGGCGGAACAGGCGACGCGACAGGATACTGCGAAGACTCAGGAATCCGCAGCAGCCCACCAGCGCGCGATTGAACTAGAGAATGTAAAGCACGAGTTAGCATTGCGGGCCGGGGATCATCAGCGCGCAAATACTCCCGCACCACCCCCACCGCCGGAACCAGCACCGAAAGAAGTAAAAGGCGACATCCATATCCACATCGGTGGCAAGAAAACGACTGTCATCAAGAAGAACCCCGATGGCTCTATGGTCGCGGAATCAACACCTGAGGAGGTGACGTAAGTGGCGAAAAACGCTACGTGGTCGATAGCTGAACGGAATGCAAAACTTGCAGCGATCCAGGCTGATTTCAATAACGGGTTTCTTCGCATTTACGACTCGACCGGCGCGGGTCAACCCGCGTCACCTGACACGGCGGTATCTACACAGGTCTTGTTGGCCGAACTTCGGTTCAACGCTACTGCCTTTCCTGCGCCTTCAAGTGGCGTCTTGACAGCTAACGCGATAACGAGTGATGCGAGTGCTAACGCCACGGGGACGGCAACTTGGTTCCGGTGCCTCAAGTCGGATGGTACTACGGCACTCCATGACGGTACGGTCGGCACCTCCAACGCAAACGCAATCGTAGCGACAACGAGCATCGTGATCGGTGCGGTGGTCGATTGTTCCGCTTTCACGATCACTGACGCGGCTGCGAGCGCTTTGTAAAATGGCTCTCTATTGTCTTTCGGTTGACGGCATTGCCTTGGCAGCGGCGACAGCCAAAACGATTGCTGAACTCGGCACGGCAGCAACAGATCGTGCCAAGATAGTCGAGTGGTCTGTCACCTTCGACGGTGTGTCCAGTACAGCCGTTCCTGTTAAGGTGGAAATAGGCCGATTTTCAGCCGGTGTTACAACCGCTACAACGCTGGCTGGTTTCAAGTTTGACACTGCTGACGGAGCGCCAGCAGTTGTTTCCAAACATTCAACTTCGACCGAAGGCGCAGGTACCGCGACAGACGTATTCAACTTTCGCGTGCCTGCCACGGGCGGATTGGTTATGCAATATCCGCTCGGACGTGAATTGATATTAGCTCCTTCGATCTTCGCCCGTATCCGCTGCACAGCGGCGGCAATCGTGAACGTAAGTTTTCATATTGTGTGGGAGGAATAAGGAAATGTCATTAGCAAGTGTATACGCAGCGTCGCAAACGACGCAGACCTCAAATCAGGCGACGACGGACGCGACGGTACCCGCCCCTTTAGTTGGAGCAAACGCGACATTTTCGGTCACGAAAGCGGGCAACATGCTCGTAACTCCTACGGGACCAGGAATAAACGAAGCCTCCCCCGCTGCGGCCTTGGCGGTTGCTTCGTGGATCAACGCGACCTTCGGATAAAATGGCGACCACGTTCAAATGGACAGCGGGCTCATCGAAGGGCAATCAACTCACTACAGAGCTGAACGCTCTGGCGAACGGCGGGTTCTCGGCTGTCGGTCCAGCGTATGACAACACCACGAATCTGGATGAATACGCCTACTGCGACATCACCCTAGCCTCACTCACACCGACAACGGGTGCCTATCTCCAGCTTTTCCTTGCTGTATCCGTAGACGGAACGACTTATGAGGACGCTCCCTCTGCGACCAATCCAGGCTCACACCAGCTCGTCGCGACGGTATCACTCCGGGCTTCCGTTGGGGCGTGCCGAATATCGACGAAGCGATTTGAGATCCCACCTTTCAAGTTCAAGTTCGTGCTGAAGAACCAATCGGGTGTGGTCTTGGGTGCGACGTTGAACACCGTTGCGATGACAACCTGCAACGAGCAGGGGCTTCCGTAGATGGCTCGTGTCTTCACGGATGGCGGTGCCATGAAGCTAATCTCTGGAAGTCAGAGATTAACGGGCGATGTCAACTTCTCGGTTGCGTTTTGGATGTTCAGAACGGCCACGCCAGTGGCTAATCGCGCAGTCATTACTGCGGCTGATGTAACAAATCCCGCAGGTTGGATCGTCCGGCTCACGACAACCAACCTTATCGGGGCGGCGTTCCCACTCACGGTAACGGATAAGGAACGCGCATCGACAACTGCGCCAACGCTCAACACATGGATGCACGTTATCGTGACCCACCTGAATACTGGGACAGCCAGCACGGATTTCCTTTTCTACTTCAACGGAAAGCAGGAAGCTGGAACGAGCGTCGCCACAGGCTCAGGTACCCACGACACAGCAACCGCTTGCGCGATAGAGGTTGGGACGAGCACGGCTGATGCGACGCTGGCTGCGCCCGCTCAGATCGGCCAAGTCGCAATCTGGAACCGTGCTATTTCACCCGCAGAGGCTCTTGCGCTAGCCACAGGGATGCACCCCACGCGGCTTCCTGAGGGACTGATTGAGTTCTTCGGAATGGAGAACGCGCAATACGAGGAAGGCTCGATCCAAAAGCTCTTTCTCGTAGCGGGCGCAACTATCCCGACCAATGCAGCCGTCAATCCTCCAGTGGAAGCCCTACCCCGTCCTCGTCGGAAGACGAGGAATCTTGGGCGCTTCCTGCCGTCCTCGACTATTCACCCGTCGATCTCATGTCGATCTCAGGCCGTTAAGCGGAGCGCCTACTTCTAAATGGCTCGTTTCGGTAGATCATTTCCAGGGGTTCATAAGTTTGTAGTTGCCGCTCTTCCGGTCGCGTCGGGGAACGTCTCACTCTCGATAGCATCGTCAAGTGAGGACTCAAGCAATGCCACCCTCGCGGAACGAATCGTTCTTTCGGCAGTCGCGACCTCAGATGAATCTTCGAGTGCGGTCAATCTCCTCGAACGTGACACCTATGCCATAGGCACCTCAGACGAAACCTCGTCTGCCGCAACCCTCTCAGAAAGACTTGTCGCTAGTATCACTTCCGTCGATGAAACATCAAGTGCTCAGACGCTTACTGAGAGGATAGTAGCGTCCTCCATTGCGTCCGTTGATGAGACAAGTAGTGCCGCCACGGTGGGCGTCCCAACGTCGGGGATGCTTGTTAGTACTAGTAGCGAAGATTCAAGCGCAGTTACCATTTCGGAGTCGATCATTCCGGTTGTCGTTCAGCAGCCTTCAGGTGGTGGCCGGCGCATCCCGAACACGTATGAATCATTGGAGCCACGACTTGAGAGAGCACGGAAGATCAGAAGGCGCTTAGCCGAAGAACGGAAACGGCTGGCGGAATTGAAGAAGCAGCAGACCAAAGTAGAACGTCAATTCAAGGAGCTCGAACAATCGGTACTGGGGTTAGACACTGGCCCCCGCACCGCTGCCCCACCCGAAAAGCCCGCAGTTCAAACAGCACGAGCCGATCGAGCGAACCTGTTGGAAGCTCAGATCAAGGAGTACGCGGATCGAGTGGCGTTACAGGCTGCAAAGGTCAGAGCACTACGGAAAGAGATGGATCAAGCCCAGCGCGAAGCATCAGATCGGAATGCGACAGAGGCGGCAATGGAAGCCTATCGCGCCCAACAGGCTCAGAGCGAATGGGAACGGATCGAGAACGAAAGACTACAACAGGAAGCCGATGACGAGGAGATGCAGATGTTGCTCACGCTAGTTCACGAGGACGCGCTATGACCGCTCCAATGATCCCACCACAAGCTGGTCCAGCCCAGCCGCCAGCGTTGCTTCAGCCCCCGGTAATGCCGTGGACGCCGTTCACACCTATGCCCACCGATGAGGACCCGCTCTTGGCCGATATGAGGCGCCGGAAGCTGGCAAAGCTCATAGACGGTGCCAAGTTCGAGGGTATGCCACCCGAATGGCAGCAGGTGGCGATCCTGGAATACCAGCGGATGCGGCAGGTCGTACAAGCCGCCCAACCCCAGCCACCGCTCCCCAAGGGTGTCGCTGTTGTAGCCAAAGCTGATAGCCCTGAGAGTCTTGCAGCCGAAGAACAAGCTGCGGTAAGCCCTCAGAGAGCCCAACCATCACAAGGAGCGCCAAATGCCCCCCGTCAGTAGATCGGAAGCTCGTGCGATGTTTGCGGCGAAATCTGGCCACAGCACTTTAGGTATCCCCAAAGATGTGGGGGAGGAGTTCACCGAAGACCTAACCCCCGGCAGTGTTTCGGCGTTGCCACAGAAGGTCAAAGGGCCATCCTCTTCACTTGAAGCTACCACAGGTATCCCGAGCGGCAAACGCACCCACAGGGGTAGACGGAGCCGTGGGAATGGTGGTTCCGCCAACGCTCACACTGAAGCCAAGGGGCATCTGATGAACGCTCACAACGCTCCTACCCCCAAGGCTTCGATGGCGCACCTGTTCAAAGCACTCTCCTCTCTCAAGAAGGCCACATGAGACGGTTTCTACTCTATTCTGCACGGCACACGCTTTGGTTCCCGAGGGACGGGCGACTGCCGCAACTCGATCCAATCTCTTCCTCTTCTCATAATGCAGAGGGTAGGCGTACCCATTATTTCACCGAGCCTCTATGGTTGTGGCGCTTCCGTCAACGACTCTTTGCCTTTAGAGGGCGGCAACTTTGCCCGCGACGCTACGAAAGTTGGCAGGGCAAGACGGGCGAGAAGTTCCCCGATACGTGGGATCTCGGGCCAGATGGCAATCGCACCTGTTCCTACTGCGGCTCCATTCATCCGGACGACCTTGCCGTCATCATCCAGAAAAGCAAAACCGACTCGCGATACGCCATCGAAGAGACGGATAAGAATTACAAGGTTTATATCCGTCAACCCAATGTCCGAAACGCTGGCGAAGGCGCGATCAAGTTCTACCGGCAGCATGCCGCTAAGCAGGATGTCGCATGAGTCTCGACGACGATTTCGATAAGATCGGTGGGCCGCTACAGAAGCCGGTCGTGCGAAAGAAGCCCACAATGCCTAAGCCAGAGGCAGCGGACGCCACGTCGGTCAAACTGGGGCAACCGCCTATTGATGCGGACGCGAAAGAGAGAGCGATTAGGGCTAGTCAGAAGCCAATAACAGCGGACGAGATCGCAGCCTCGAAGATGGGCATCAACAAGGCTCGTTAACCCCCTATTGCTTTACCCAAGGAGAGTTTGTAGACTATGACTGCACCATCTGTATCAGTCGCTTCAAGCGATAGTTCGAGCGCCACACCGCTAGAGAACGACGTTGGAGCCATGTTTGGCGACTACTCGTCTAGCGATGTAGAGACGCCGGAATCGGAAAGCACGAGTGCCGCGGGGACTACCCCCGCTGAGCCCGCTACCGAAACTGAAACCGAGCTACCGGCAGCGACCGAGCCAGCCGGTACTACCGAAAAGCCCGCGCCGAGCGATGGGAGTACCCCAGCCGCCGCAGAGACGCTTCCGGTCGAGGACGATCCGTTCAAGGACACTACACCCGCGACCTACGTGGTTGACGGGAAAAGCATCCCGGTTGAGGACATCCGTGTCTTCAAGGAAGGGGGTGCGGTGATCCGGCCGGAAGCCCTCCCCAACATTCTATCCAAGCTCGCCTCACGCGATACGCTCGAAGCCAAAGAGCGACAGACGAGCCAACAATATCAGACGCTGGAAAAGGTCGTAGAATGGACCGATCCGTCAAACAACAAGACTTTTACAGGACCCGAAGCCGCGATCGAGATGCGGGTCGGGAACGCTTCGCTCTATGCGGAGAACAAGTTGTTGGTGGATACGCTCCTAGACCCGGACAGGCTCTTTCAGATCCTGACTACCGAACAGGTAGCGGACGGGAAGGGTGGAGTGGTCGAGCGGGTGATTATCAATCCCCAAGCTCTGGCCCAACTCCAGCGCGAGAACTCGCTCCAGCAGCGGGAACTCTCAGCTACGATCCGGGACCATTACAAAGGCGTCCTCTCAGCCAAACCAGCCGACCAGCCGATCGACTACCAAGCGGAAGGCCCGAAGCTCGTGGCTCTCTTCGCCCAAGCCAACAATCTGGATGCTTCGGTTCTCACACAGAACGACAAGACCTTGCTCTCGAAGCAGTTGCCTTTCCACGTCAAAGACGGGAAGGCCTCAGTCGAATGGCAGGAGTTGGTCAGGGATCGTATCCAGGACCGACTGGCGCAGAAGGAAGCGAACAAAGGCTTGGTTTCAGCGACCGAGAAAGCCACGAAAGAGGGTCAGGCCCGGATGCTTGCAGCCGCTCGTGGCGTCAAGCCGACAAGGGCACCCGTTACTACACCACAAGCAAAGACCACGGAACCGACCGAAGAACGTGCAGCTTCCGAAGGGGAGTTGTTCGACGCTATCACGCGAGCCGGTTCCCGTGCGCTCCGTCAACGATAACTCATAAATTCACTCAGGCCGCGCTCTCAAAGAGCGCATAAACTAAAGTGGCTACAGGTTTTGCCTCCTCTGCTGCGAGCGTTAGCTCGATGTCGGACCTTTACGTCAAGGCCAACACCGATGTCAAGATCGCGGTCAAACTATTCACCGAAGAACAGAAGTGGTTCAGGTCCTACCCGAAAGAGGACATCGTTGTCAGTGGCAACGAGAACCGCATCCCCCTGATCCTGACCAAGCCCCGTCTCCCGGCGTGGATTCCCGATGGTGGGAACGAGGGTCTGATGACGACCCCCGCCCCAACCCACGGGACGTTCATGCCGACCCAGATGAACAAGCGGCACGGCTATACGGGTCTGGCACAGGCGCTTTCCAATCGGTCACGCGCTGCGATGATCGAAGACCAGACGACCTATCAGGCCAATATGTCCGGGTATTCCATCGGACGCGCTATCGGCCTCTCGACCTACGGCACCTCTGTAGGTACGCTGGCGGTAGTCAAAACTACGGGGTCAGCGGGTACGGTCCAGAACGGTATCGCGCTTTCCAACGCCTACGGGAGTTCGACTTTCGTGGCGGGTGGAGACGCAGGGGTACAGGATACCTACCTCTCCAGCCTTTTCCCGGTCGGTGGAAAGATCGCGCTCATCAGAGCCTCAGCCATTGTGGAGTTCGGGACGGTCAACGCTGCACCTTCAGCGGGATCAGGTGTGGGCTTTATCGACGCGACTTTCACATCTAGCATCACCCCGACCGCTGGCGATTTGATCGTCTCAGCGGAAGCGGATGGTGATTCAACGATCACTGGGACGGACTTCAACAACTGGTCGTTGGGATTCACCGATATGCTCTTGGCTTCCTCTGTTGAAGGCCAGACGACAGCGGCTTTCCCGGCATGGGCAGCGGGCTCAGCCCAGACGGCGAGTCAGCGTCTTTCATTCGTCACCAAGCGCCGGATGATTCAGGACTGCTTCAACGCGTCTGGCTTCACCATCAACCGATTCATCCTCCCGCAAGGTGTGGAACGTGACGCAATCGCGGGCGAGTTGGGTGGAAGACGTTACAACTCCAGCGACGTGGACATCGAAGGGTCGCTAAAGGCTGGTTCTGGTGAGCAGTATTTCGTGAGCCAGCTCGCACTCCCGAATACCCTGATCGGGTTCTTCGACAAAGCGGTCTCGAAGATCGAACTGTCGGACAACCCCGATGAGGAGATGAGCAAATCCGTCTTCAAGCTGGACAAAGTACAGGGTAAGAGTCAGGTGGCCGCCGCTTACGATTATTTTCAACAGCGCGTTTGCTCGGCCAGATCAGCACTCGGATACGCGGCAAATCTTACCTCGAATTGAACTAAAACCCGCCTCGGGGACATCCAATTCTTGGGTGTTCCCTTGTGCGGTGGTGACTTCTCTATAGGGAGTTTCGACCAATGCCAGCAGTAAAACTCGACAAACTGACAACCCGTCCCGGCAGTGATTTGCGGCAGTTGCAGATCCAGCACAACGCCTTAGTCCGGGACGCTCAGACCGATGCGCTTGCCCAATCGACCGACGTGCTCTGGTCGTGGCAATCGGCAGCCGCTAACTCGATTCAGGCTATCGGGCGCGGCTCAACCGATACCAACGTAGCTACCGGGAAATTCATTGCAGCGTTTGCCGGGATTCCTGAAGCCAAGGCGGCTGTAGCAGCGGGTACAGCGATAGGTGCCCAGACGGTGCCAGCCGATCAGTGGGCGGTTTACGCGATTGATGACGTGACGGGCGGAACGATTTCGTTTGCCCCAGGTGCCGCGAATGCAACGACGGGCTATCCCACGGAAGCGGCTGCGATAGCGGCCACGCCTGCCCGTATCACGGCCAAGGCCCGGCTCGGCATCCTTACGGTGAAGACCAAGGCCGCAACAGCGTGGATCGCGGCTACGGATGCCCTAGCTGGTGGTGCGACGGGAAACCCGGCATCTATCACCAACTACTACCCGAACGATGGCTTACAGGCCCCGACAGGGACTGCTATCGGCCCCAACGGTGCTGTGACTGCGGCTGTGCATCCCGCGTGGAGTGGTGGTAGAAACGGCGTCATCATCCCGACTGTCTTGGCGATCGGCTCGACCGATACGCGAGTTGGAACCACGGCCTTTGTCTATTCGGCCAATGGTGTGACGAACATCAACAAGGCGGCTGTAGCGGCTGGTACGGCTTTCGGTGCTTTGGGAACGATCCCGGCTGACCAGTGGGGGATCATCGTCTTCCTGATTGATGCAGTCGGCACCGTCACCTATCTCTCAGGCCCCAGCAACTACACGAGCGGCTACAACAGCGAAGCGGCTGCGATCGGGGACCTGAACAAGATTTTCCCGAGCAATACCGCGACGGTGCAGCTCTGCATGTTCGGCTACGTGACGATCAAGACCAAGGCTGCAACGGCTTTCGTAGTCGGTACGGATTCACCCAAGGGAGGAGCTACCGGAAACGTCGCATCGGCAACCAATTACTATCCGACCCCCGGTGTCACGCTCTTGCAGGGTGAGAGCGCAGCACTTCTGGCGACCCGCGAAGGAACTGTACTTACTGCGGCCCAATTCTAAAGGAGGGATTAGCCAATGACTGACAAAGAAGTAACAGAAGACAGGCGGTCCCCCGATCAGGACACGGCGATGGAGAAAGCGTTTGTCGCCGCGAAACTACCCGAAGAGGACAGACGCGCTCCAGTCGCGGTTGAGGAGCCCGTAGTGCCCGGCCCGAACGATGAGTTGAGCGTGGTCCGCGAGAGAGAGGATGGCGTCAAGCTAACGGCTGGCGGACACATCCTCGAATAGCTGATGCCCTACAGTCTGAGCCTTAAAGATTTCGTATTGCCTGAGTTCGAGGCACCGCCTCCCGAGAGTTGGGAGAAGCGGCTGCGCGAGATTTCGCCCAAGCTGTCCAACGCTTCGCATCTCAGGTTCAGGAAGTTCGCGCCTCGTGACGATTGGAAGGAATCACCCTTCAATCTCCAGCCCCATCGCCCCATGTGGGCGCTCTACGCAGCACTACCGATTCGGCTAGTCGAACCACTCACAGCAGAAGGTTTCCGCCTCCATTGGTCAGAACAGCCGACAATGGATCACTCCGATCCGAGCCGCCCCATGAGCGGGGAGCAGGCAGCCGCTAAAGCCTTAGTGTCCGATTATCAGCATTTCGTGTGGCATTCTGAAGGGCTGTACGTGAAGCCCTTCTGGCTCCTACAGGGCGAGTGGGGTGGGACTCCCGCGAAATTCACAGACCGCGAGAAGCGGTATCTGGATGGGGCAGGACAGTCGAGTATCCCGGCCCCTCCAGGTGCCTTCACTCCCTGTGTCTTCGATGAGCGGGCAGTCAAAGCCATTCTAATCCGTGACCGGCTTTTGGAGGCTGGGAAGCGATTCGATGAATTGGACAAAATGGACTCCCCGGAATCGAAGAAAGCTGAAGACGATCAAGCCGAGCTCGTATACCGAGAGACAGTCTTGCAGACCTTGGCCGAACTAGCCCAGCCGGCAACGGAATATATGCGTTCGCAACTTGGCAAACGCGAAGTGGAAAGCGCGGTCGTTTCAGGCTTTCTTCGCCCCGCTCCCGAAAACCTTCCTGACACACTTTCTGTTTGGAGGGATCACTTTAAGACGACGGGCCAAATTCTATCGGCTACGGCCCCGACACAAAGAAAGGTTCAGGTGGGAATCGCATGACGCGCCTTGTTCTTGTAGAACCAGTTCAGGGAGTTTCTTCGAACACACTTACGACACTGGCGTCCGCGCGAGAATCGGTAGGTGTTTTCGGGCGTATACTCGTGCCCATTCTTACAATGCGTCTGTCGCCCAAACCATGTGCGGCCCTTCCGTTTACAGTCCGCAGCGTTGTCCGCAATGGTTCCCAAGAACAGATGATCGGGATTAACGCACGAGCGAACATCACAGGTGTGGCAAACGAGCATCGTTCCAATACGCTCTTTGCTGGCGGGAATGGGGCCATGCACCAATTCCCACGCGACGCGATGCGCCTTGCGCTCGCCGCCATTGAACCATACTGCTCCGTATCCGTCCGAGCCGATCCGCCCAAGCCACAAGTAGCAGCCCGAGTTGGGTTCGGGGATCGAATTGTCCAAAAAGGTTCGTTTGTCCACGCGCCCAATTTAGCATTTTTCCCTCTCACACACTAGGCCCATATGACCGCACCAGCGTATCCAACCGCTCCCTCGAAGCCCCAAGAACGTGGGGCTGCTACCACAGTATCACAGCGGGATCGTCGCTTTACATCGACCTTCTTCGACAACTACCGACACCAGCGATTTCCACAGGGCCGGCCATTCACGGGCCAAAGGGAGTTTCAGTCGGGCTCCTCAACCGAGAGCATCGCCGCGGGGTTCCTCCAATCAGATCTCCAGTGCGGAGAGTATTTCTGCGAGAACCCGGAACAGGGGCAGACGCTCGAAGAGAGGGCTTTGACGCTTGCCTCTGTCTGGAGTGCTCCTTGGCTCCCTCTCGCCAAATACTTCCGGTACGACTACAGACATCAGCGGATCACGTATGCCTTGGACGCGATGATCGCGGACGAGCGGAACGGGCTCAACCGATACTGGGAAGCCGCAGCGAAATCGGCGGGCGAGAACGACATCATCGACCCCCAGCGGCCCGACGCGGTTCCGTTCAGGATCAGAACGCTTCTCGGGAGCCCACGTACTTACATGGGGAAGATCAGGCTGGCCCAAGCCGCACAGGCAGGCGATCCGTGGTTGATGGGAGCGGTCGAGACACCGAACGAGGAGTTGGCGAAGATCCTGGGACTTGGGAAAGTCTCCTACGTCGGTGATACGAGGTATGGGGATGCTGAATACGTCATGGTGCCGGGCATCAAAACACCCGAGCCGTTGCTGACACCGGAAGCTGTACTCTCGGTCCCGATGGACAAGGTTCAGCAGATGATTCAGGACGCCTTAGCGGCGCACGATGCAAAACGGAAGCAAGAAGCACAGGAGCGGATGGCACACGCACGGGCCTCGAAGAAAACAGGAGTGGTGTAAATGGCCGAGCAAAAAGTACCAAACTACGAAAAGCTGATAATTCCGTTCGCTGGGTTTGCAGCTACCACATTCGTCTACGGCCCCGCTGACACGGGGAGGTCGGGTGGATGGTGTTTCCATATCTTCGCGAACGGTGCGACGTTCTCACTAACGGCTGTGGCGCGGATCAAGGGACCAAAAGCCGAAGCGGATAATCTGGCGATGGTCACTGTCAATTACCGAAGCATTTTCCTGAATAACGCGGTGAGTACCGAAGCCTTTTTGCCAACGGCTATCACAAATACCTCGCTTATCGTGGTTCCGTCACTAGGCCAGTCGGTCGGGTTACTCGTAGCTTCGCTCTCTGTAGCGAACTTGATCGTCTACGCATATCCAGTGTCCGAATGCCCCGCGTTCTAGTCCTCTCAATCGGCCTGAGGGCTGAGCATCGCTACCTTTGACTCGCCCTCACTTCTAGGGACGTTCAACGATATCACGGGCCGACCGCAGCCCGCGGACGCGATAACCGACGTTCGAAAATACTCGTGGCTGACTCTCGCCAACAACGAACTGATAGCCAATATCGCGGCTATTTGTCCGTGGGTCTTGTATCCGACCGGAGCCTTTCCAACGATGAGTACGGTCGATAACAAGGTCTTCACGTTCGGAACGGACTCGAATGGGTACCCGATTACGCCGATTGGAAAGACGGGCATCTACACCGATCTGACGAGCATCCCGGATTCCCCGTGGCGCGAAGGTTGGGATTACTTGAATGAGGGGAGCCAAATACGCATCCCGAACGATGGGACGTACACGGGAACTTTGTACTACCGTGGAATCGTCCAGCCCGCAGACCTTAACGCGACATCGAACCCAACGCTTTTACCCGAAGCGTCACGGGTACTCATCCCGCATATCGCGTCACTCAATTTCGCCCGGAGCTTTGCCCGGAACCCCGCTCTGGTGGCAATGGAATTGGACTACTTGGGCACTCCGTGGGGCATGAAACCCGGCGCGTTCGCTCAATGGGCCTTGGCTTGGCGCACGGCTTTTAGATCGGGAGGAGCACTCGGCAATGGCATCGCTATGGCGTATAGCGGGGGAGATGGTCCACCGCATCCGAGCCAGTTCTCGGGTGCCTTTAGTGATTATTTCGCGTAATGACTGACACTGTAAGAAGCCAAGCCGACCTCCTCACCCTCTTTGGTGATATTCCTGTAATTCAGGGACGCATCACGCCTCAGATGATGCGGGACTTTATTGTCTCAGTGGGCGTGACGACCGGGGCATCTATAAACGCGAAGGCCGCACCGTACAATGCCAAAGGCGACGGAGTAACGAATGACACGGCTGCGCTACAGGCAGCTATCACCGCAGGAATCGCAGCAAAGCAACTGGTCTACCTCCCGGCTGGTGACTACTTGGTTTCGGGCTCCGGCACGGAATGCCTCCTCGCGAACGGTATATTCCCCGGCATTATTGGCGCGGGGATGAATAGGAGTCGCATCGTCGTGAGCGCTACTGTGGGCGCCTCGACCGATGTACTTCGGATCGTTGGCAGCGGCGCGACGGGACTTCGGATGGCGATGTTCTCAGTTGTGCCGGTTTCTGGTACGCCTGCCAGATACGGAATCAATATTGACGTTTCGGTGCTGACGCTCTCCTATGCGGTGCTTGACCAGATTCAGGTAGGGACGTTCGGCGATTACTCGATCATTTCCACCAACCCGACTCCGAACATTGACGGTTGGTTCACGACCTCGTTGACGGACTGCGTTATCGTCGGCGGCATCAATTTCAGGAAAGCAGGCGACTCGCTCCGGCTTATCAAGAGCACAATCACCGGCGTGCGGGGAATCGTAGTCGATTTGGTCGCTACAGCCTCGGGCGGTGCCCACCTCCTGCTGATTCAGGACTGCAACATCACCTGTGACGCCGGAACGAGAGTCATTGGCGGGTCGGTTTGCCGGATCATCCACAACAACATGGAACAGCCGAACGTCAACACTGGCCCGAACCAGGCCCTGATTGATCTGGATGGAACAGTCGGTAAGCCGATCATCAATGCTGTCATAGCGTGGAATTTCCTCGGTGCGACGACCGGCAACTGCCTCTCGACGGTCAGGGTGAACTACGCAACCGGCGCGTGCCTTTTCCAGAACGATACGATTGCTCCAGGTATTCTCCCGACCTATGCGGCGTACCGGATAACAGCGAACGCTATCGCCACAATGATTTTTGGAGAAGTGCTTGAACCCTTCGGAACCGTAATTGACGGGCTGACGGAAGATCTGGGCACGGGGACACAGATCGACTGGATTTCGCCTGTTGGTACGAATGCTCGCTACATAGGCCACAAGGCGAGCAAGTCGGTCGGTATTTTGACGCAGGCCGGGGCCTCGCAGAGTGCGGGCGCCGTTCTTTGGGGAGTAATCGCAGCGGCGACTACGTTTGCTAACACCACAATTCAAGGATTCCTCCGCGTTTTCGGGAATGGCAATGTCCGAGTGGGCGACGGCGCTGATAACGGGTTCCCGCTCCAGACCAAGGGCAACGCCTCCCTCGACGGGGACATTTTCCTCGAGGCTACCCGTGTCGTAAAGGGCCGTGACACGGCAGGCACGGCAATTCAATGGGGGGCCTTCAGTAACATCGACAACTTCTTGCGGATCGGGGCTAATTCCGCTCCAGCCACAGCCGGTGGGACGATCCTCCAACATCAAGGAGTTGAAGTAGCACGGGTCGGCCCCCTCGGTTTCGGCCTCAATCGAACCGCGAACTCAGCCACTTGGCAAACGGGAAGTGCCAGCGAATTGCTAGTACTGTCAACCTCAACGACCTTTACTGACACAGCCGCCCAACTGTTGCCAGCGAACTCGATCATCGAGGCGGTTGTCGCCAGAGTCCAGACCACAATCGTAACAGCAACCGATTGGAAGCTGGGCGATCCCACAACGGTAGGAAGATTCACCGCTGCTAACTCCAATCTCACGGCGGGCACATTGGAATCAGGGCCGGGACTCCATGTTGACCAAACGGGAGCGCCGGGGCCAAGGCAGGTAGCAGCGGCCAAGGTCAGAGTAACGACAACTGGCACACCGTCAGCGGGCGCTGTTCGTATCACGGTGTTCTACAGAACCTTTGTGGCACCCGCGAGTTGATGATGGCTAAACAGCAGTCACCCCGCCAGACTATCACGACCGGGCCTGGGAAGGGTGTGCTCGACAGCGAGGACCCATTCGATGACACGAAAGACGGGCTCCTATTCTGGCAGGACGCGGTAAACGTGTTCATTCCTGATCCGGGCCGTGGAAGCGGAACGTACCAACGTCCTGCCTTTGCACTTATGAACCCCTCGAATCAACTGGGTGGCGCAAATCATCAGGGACAGGGCGTATTCCACCACACAGCAGCGGACGGGACCGAGTACAATTTCAAAGCCGTATCAGGACGCCTCTACCGTTCGAGTGCTGACGAAACTGCACAGACCGATGTAACCCCAGCTGGAATCACGATAAGCGGGGCCTTGGGAACTCGCGTTTTTATGCTCTCGTTTGCGGATAAGCTGATCGTGAGTGATGGCGTAAATCGTCCGTGGTACGGGACCAATTTATCGAGCACACCGATAACGGGGACACAGATTCAATTCGACATTGGTAACTCCCTCTGGAATGCCCAGCACATGACTGAGTATTCGGGCGCCTTAGTATTTGTCCTGAAGACGGTCGCTGGTGTCTTCCAGCAGTCAACTATCGCGTGGAGTGCTCCAAACGATCCCACGCAAGGCTACTTCAATGTCGTGGCAGGGATATCCGTTGACTACACCTGGATTTTAACCCAGACCGGCTCGACCCCTCTGTACGCCATTTGGGGGACCAACATGGCGCTCCTTTACTGGCGTGACGATTCGATGGGTGGGTTGACAGGTCCGATAGGCCCCAACTTCGAGAACTCATCGACGCATGACGCGATCGACTTCAAGATCGGGACACGGAGCCCCGCATCCATCGCCCAGATCGGGAGCAGTATTTTCTTCGCTGATACTGAGGGAAGGCCGCAACTCTACCGTGTCGGGAACCCGCTTGAGCCACTTTGGCTTCAAATGCGAACGGTCGTTGACCAGTCACGGACAGATGCACCGAGTAGCACGGCTGTAACAGCGTGTTCCGCTATCCTCCCAGCACTCTCGCTCTGGATCGTGGCACTGTGGAGCCCTGTCCCCGCTACCAATCTGTGCCCGAATATGGCCTTCGCGTTCGATGTAAAGACGGGTACTTATGTCGGACGGTGGATCATTGGGCCGGGTGTAAATATCGAAGCGATGGGCTTGCTCAAAGACCAGAACGGGGCTTCCGAGCTCGTTGTGATCGGTTCTCTCGTAGCAGCGGGTGCCAATGGTTTTGGTGGATACGTCTGGAGGCTGACAGACGTGCATGAAAATGTCTGGTTGGATTCAGGGATAACGAGTCCCAATGTCGCCGTTCAGACACAGAGATTGGCCTACGGTACGGACGTGATGTGGAACGCCGACCAAGTGAGGGCGGTCGTCGGCACTCAGTCTCCCGTTCAGTTGCAGATTATCACGCCTTCGATGGTGGCAATCGGGTTCGAGTCTGACGGCTGGGCTACGCTTCTGGGTGAGCCGTGGACGACGTTAGACGCTCAGGCGTGGACGACGATCGATGCTATTCCGGCTACAGCGACTCCGAGCCCTTCACTGGATGAGACGTATCGCTGTGCGTGGGGGACTGATGCAATGGGGAGAGGTTTCGAGCTTACCTTGATCCCGACCGATCCAACAACTCAGTGGAGATTAGATCGCGTGACGATAGATTGTATGGCGATGGCAGCCGATCCCGCCGAGGCGTAAATGTCAAAAACTTTTACAGGTGCTCCGCGCGTCACAACTCTCACAACGACTGACATTCTAGGTTCTGATGTCGGCGGCGCTTCGAGCGGGATAACGGCTGGGAATCTACGAAAGGCGATGTTCGGCTTTGCGGCTGCTGATCCTCTTAACTGTGGTCCGCTGACAGCCACGGGCAATTCAACGATCACGGGAACATTGGGCGGGATTTCTACTCTCACCTGCACGACTCTCGTAGCCACGAACATCACGGCCAATATCACCGGGAACGCGACAACGGCCACGAACGTCGCAGGGACTGGGATTACAGGAACGACACTAGCCTCCAATGTCGTGACCTCATCGCTCACGACAATCGGTACTCTGGTAGCTGGTGGTGTACCCGCTTCTCTCGTTACGGCTGGGACATTCGGGGCAGGAGCCTTCGCTTTCGCTGGTGCGGTTTCTGGCATTTCTACGCTTGCCGTGACTGGGCTCATTACGGCACCGGCCGGAATTGACGTGACGGGTGCGGGGACGGGTGCGATTACTGGACTCACCAAGACGACTCTGGGCGCCCCCAATACTGCATTTACTCTCGCGGCGACTTTCGGCGGTGCCGGTTGCCCCGTTACTGTTTCGGCTGCACAAGTAGCTTGGGTGCCGCTCAAGCTCTCGGACGCTCTTGTCTACTACATCCCAGCGTGGAGATAAAATGACCGATGTTGTAACGACCGACCAAAGACCACCGCTCGAAATCCAGAGGGCGATTTTAACGCAAATGAGGGATAACCTTCAGGCAAGTGGATTTGAGGCTGAGATAAACGCCCAGATTCTTGCCGTCCAGACAACGGACAACAATGTGGAACTAACGAAGGCCATAGCCGATCACACGCAGAAGGCAGAGAACTCCTATAAGTCTGCTCAGGCTTTGTCGGAACTAATCGCTGCACTACCAGCGAAGGCGACCGCGTGACCTTGAATCTGAGACAGTTTTACAACCGTACCAAACCACCCGAACAGTACAATGCTGGTAAATTGGATCTTGAACTCCAGCGAATCGAGGGAGCGTTGCGGTCTCCGGTCACGACTTCTGACGCGATGCCTAACACGGGGCCGTTCGAGGCTGGAGATTTCGTAGAGAACTTTGCTCCTGTAGTAGCTGGTGGTGGCGGGAGTCACTATATCGTGTTAGGGTGGAAACGGCTGACTACCGGGAACCTCCATGTACTGAATACCGATTGGGTTGAAGTGCGTACTTTGACTGGAACTTAGGCAATGAGTTGGCTTTCCAAAGGGATTAAGGGACTAGGCCATGTACTCGCCAAGCCTGTGGCTATCGGTGCGAGAGCACTGGGCACGGCTGGGGGGTTTGTTGTGGGTGGTCCTGCGGGCGCGATGGCCGGCTATCGGCTGGGTGACAAGATCGGGAACATCGAAGAGGACGCGTTGGCGGGCCGGAATGTACGGACGCATCTCGCCGGCAACTTGATCGGTGCAGCCGAAGGTGGTGCCGGACTCTACGGTTCGAGCAAAATCCCCAGTGCGGGAGATAGTGCTTCAGCCATACCCGGCGGCGGGACAGCCGACCCATACTCGGACCCCACCGGCGACGCGCTCTATGGGAGCGATCCTGCGTTGGGTGGGAGTGGGGGAGCTTCGGGGCCCAGTTATCTGAACCGTGCTCTTGATGCGGGCAAGACTTTGCTTCCCGGTCAAGGCGGCCAACCTGGGCAATCGGGAGCCTCGTCTACTAACCCGTGGCTCTTGGGGCTAGCTGGCCTTGAGGGGGCCAATTCCGCCTACCTCGGAAAGAAAGCGAACGACTACAGCCAAGGTGCGCTAAAGTCAGTGCAGGGTGCGTACAACGACCGAGCACCTCTCCGTGCCGCTGCTCTCAAAGGGCTTACGAACCCCACGGCTCCCGATATTTCGACTTTGAAGTCGATCGCGTCACGCAACCCTTACGCGGTGCAATGACCATGATACCAATGCCTACACCTGTGGCTGGTCAGACGCCGCTCCAGTCGGGACTAAAACCGCCAACCGGAATCAAGCCCCTTGCTCCTGTCCCGCCTCTCGCGACAGGTCCGGGCGCACCGCCTAGCCCTACCCCTGTGGCCCCTACTGCCCCTCTGGGCAGACCGGCTATTCCGGGGGGCCTCTCTTTGGCGAACACGCCACTGGCGAACTCTACGGGTTCCTCTCCGATTGGTTTGGCAACGGCACCGGGGGCCACGCCTTACGCTTCAGCCACTCCGAACACACCGGGGAGCTCGACCGACTATCTGACCAAGACTATCACGCCGGCGGCGGGAGTAGACCGTTTGGCGTTGGCGAAATCGAACTTCGAAAACTTCGCGCAGAGTACCGACCCTGAGTATCAGGCGACGTTGCGGGATGCGAATACTGCTGGTGCGGGTGCGGGTCAGTTGGGTAGCGGTATGCTCCGCGGACGGCTGGGCGATATAGCTACGACCCGCGCTCGTGACCTTCAGACAGCAGCAACACAGAACTTGAACGATGCGACCTCAGGCTCGATCGACGACGCCTACAAGAATATCGGGATAGCGCAACAGCAACAGGGCTTCCAGCAGTCTCAGCAGCAGTCAGCTTTCAGTCAGCAGCAGCAGACCCAAGCGATGCAGGAAGCGCTGAAGAACGGTGATTTCCAGCGGTACTACCAGCTACTTCAGGCTGGCTACCAAGGCAACCCAGCGGATACTCAACTGGCCTTGGCGGGTGACTATGGGAGTCAGAGCAGTGCTGCGGGTGCAGCCGCTGGCGGTCTGGCCGGTAGTGCTGTCCGCCGTCCACCGCCAATCGCGCTCGCATAGCCGATGGGCCTCTTAGACTTCGTTTCGCCCGGTATCAATGCCGCTGCTCAGGTAGTGGGGGGATACGAGCAGGGTAAAGAGAAAGCGGACAGGGAACAACAGGCCAACGTTCTTCTGGCGCTCAAGCAAAAGCGTCAGGACCAGCAGGACGCGATTATGAACGCGCTCCATGTGGCTCAGACCCACAAGGCGCTTGAGAACCCCGGAACGGCTGTAACCTACCAGCAGGACGCAGACGGGAACATCGTGGCCCTTCCAACACATCTCCCGGATGCCAGTGCAGGCCCTACGAGCCCCGCAGCGGCCTCGATTCCCCCATCCTCACCTTCTACTGCGGAAGGCGCTCCGAGTGGCCCAGCGGCCTCACCAGCGCAAGCGGCACCCGTTCCAGCGGGGGCACCGTCACCTGCTCCATCTCCGCCACCTAGCCCTGCTGCCAAACCTCCAACAATCGGCACCCCCACAGGAATAAAGGGAGTCGATCCAGTTGCTCGTGCGGTCAAGATCGCGCAGGCTGTAAACAAAATCCCAGCGAAGCCCACTTATCAGGATCTCCACCCGAAGCCCGACCCGGATTTGGTTCCTGTCCAGCAAGCGGATGGTACCGTGGTCTACACGCCTCGACCGCAGGCGGCAGGAAAGCAAGTACCGATCACTGCCGGGGGCGGCTCACTGCGCGGACTGGGGCAAGGCGGCGTCTTCGGGGCAGGCTCTGGCATCGGAGCGGTCAACGAGATGCAGGCCGCGAGTCCGAACCTCAAAGCCTTTGAAAAGGGGTTCTTGGCGGACGGGCCACAGACGCAGAGCCAGTTGAACGCTCTCGATCGGTTCCGGCAAAAGTTGGCGGGCGACCTCCAGACGCATGGGCTTATCACGGCGGCGACAGCTTCAGAAGCGGAGCGTGAATTGGCGTCAACGAACCCTGATCTTGTGGTCTACGGACGAAACCTGAAACAGTGGATCGTGTCCGACCTAAACTTGTCCCGCAGTGCGACGGATAAACGCGGTGCGCTCGATATGGAAGTGAGCGGCCTTTCTATCCCTTTGTCGTCAATGCCTGCTGCACAGCGGGCTCAGTATATCAATCAAATATGGGAAGCCCGAGATGCGCGGTTGGCAGGCTTGAAGACTGCTGCGGCAACTGCGCAAGTCATGCTCGATCGCGTGACGGGGAAGAAGGCTGATCCGACGGCGGGAATGTCGGATGCCGATGCGTGGGAGGCTTATCGCCAGCAGGGTATGACGCCAGAACAGGCGACGGCGAAAGTCAACGCCCGGAAGAAATAAATGGGCGTCTCCGTTCCTCCCGAACCATTGTACTCACCAGACAATCCTTTTGCTCAAGCGGGGAAGTATTCGCCTGAGAATCCGTTTGCGGTCAAGCACAACAAGCCCAAGATCGGGCAGATGGGGCACGCGATCACAACCGACGAATCGGACGAAGGCGGCCAACCTGGGATTGGTACAAAAGCTCTAGGTGTAGTCGCTGCATTGAACCGCGATATACCGGGCGCAGAAGCGGTACAGGCTGGGGTGAGATCATTGGTTCGGGGTCAGTCCTACAGAGATGCCCGCAATGATATTCGGGGCGCAGAAGATGCCGCCCCGTGGCAAGCGACGGTACCCTCTCGGCTTCTGGGCGCTGGAATCGCAGCCGCGACAATCCCTGGTGGGCCGATACTTCAAGGGGCACGATTCGGAGCGTTGTCTGGGCTTGGCCAATCTGACCCCGATGTGGACTTGAAGGGTCGTATTCGCTCTAGCGGGGAGGGGGCGGCTGTAGGAGCGTTGGCGGGTTCGATACTCCCTTTCGCGAAAGCAACTGGGGGTTACATCAAGACTGGGAAAGACGTTATCGGTCTGCTCCACGGCAACCCCGCAGCCGCTGTTCGGCTGGGTAGTCGTGCCGCTCCCGGCATCCGTGCATTTCTGCAAGCGGCCACAAAAGCGGCACCGGAAGTAGCCCCCGCTGTGGAAGCCGCCGCGCCGTCTGAGGCTGGTAGTGTTGCGAATGTCGTTGCGAAACAATCACACCGGACAGCGGCACAATTCCAGAACTTTGCGGAACAGATGGGACAAGACCCACCACAACCTCAGACTCTCGGAGGACTGTTGAGTAAGCTACGCGCTTCACAGCCCAATGAACCCGGCAACGCTTGGGGGGATGCAGAGGAAGCGATGGGAACCGCACCCCACCAACAGCCGGATCTCGAAGCACTTCTAAGAGCGTCACTAGCCAGATTGAAGCCCACCAACTAACGGAGCGATAAAATGCTTATCACGATCATTGTGGTTCTCGTCCTGCTCGGCGTGGCGCTCTGGGCGCTCGGACAATTCACGCCGGAACCAATCGACCCGACGATGGCCAAGATTATAAGAGTTGTTTTGATCGTCGTAGCTGTTCTCTATGTTCTCTCGGCCCTTGGCCTATTCCACGGCGGGCTCTCACTCAGGTGAGCGACGGCGAAGGCGAGCGACGGTATAGCCAATGGACCGTAGAGACTTTAAAACAGCATCACGATGCTCTTCGGGAAGCGGATAACAAGTTCCTGTATGCTGTACTCGTTGGTGGCTTTTTGCTTGGGCATGAACGCGATCGACGTTACACCGAAAAGGACGAAGCACGAGAGAAGGCCCTCGACGCGGCTCTCGTATCCATACGGACGGCGACTGATGTTCTCGCGAGTGCTTACAGGTCGGACAAGACAGCACAAAACGAATGGAGAGCGACGGTCAAC